GTCTGTGTGATAGACATAGGGTCTGCAATAGACCTAGCACGTACTTCCGGTGTGCTTACTGAACCTGTTAGGTTAGAACGAGCAGAACTAAGAGCAGCCTCTGATTGTGTCAGGGCTACTTGTGCAGCGTTAACTGCAGACATAAGGGATGTATCTTGGGGGTTAGCTGCAGCAGCAAGTTGAGCAGCAGATAGGGCATTACGTCTATCTGTTACAGTAGCCTGTGCTGCATCTACTGCAGAGGTAAGACCGCCTTCAGCCATACCCATACTGTTACCCTCAATGCGCTGACGTGCAGCTAGTGTGTATCTGCCCATCTTAGCAGCAGCACCAGGGTTAGATGCAAGAAAAGCATTAATGGACTTCTGATCCATAGGGCCAGTATAACCTAACGCAGGGAGAATCTTCTTCTCCATCGCGGCCTGTTTAAAACCTGCAAACTTCTTAGCCATAATAGTCTTTCCTTACGAAGGTATTATCATTAATATGTTATACCATAGATGTTGCTTATGTGCAACATATTAGTTGTTTCTACGTGTGTCTTCCATCATATCACGGATAGACTTTATATTCTCATCAATACGAGCCATAGTTATGGCCTGTGTTTGTACAATATTCTCAAGTGCAATTAAGCGTGTCTCGTGACGTACAATCTCACGGGTGTTAGTTTGGATGTCGTTATTCAAATCTGCAACAAACCATACAAGAGCAATAGTCTGACCAATGATAGCCAGTACAAATGTTAAAGGTATTGATTTTGACAAGTACCAGCTATCTTGTGTCATTGTTTATCCTTTATGGTTTAGTGGGCCATGTTATGCTTGTAGGGAAGCCAGACTGTGCTGGTAAATCACGGAGAGCTTGACGGTATGTAACTTCTGCGTCAGTCATCGTGCGATCTGCTACAGCCCACCAATCAGTCTCAGTAAGTAAGTCATCACGAACATAGCGATACTGCTCCGCTTTGCATCTATCGTCTACACCTTCTAGCTCTTCGATAGTAAGGTTAACCCGAACACCATCTACCCATTTTGTAAATCTATCCATTATGAAATTACCTCATTAAGAATTTGATAAGAAGTGCCACCATCTGAAGTATATAAATCATAAAAGACTGTAGCGTTTTTAGGTATGTTAGCAGTTTGGTCGCCATTAACCGCCACTGGGAAAGTAACTACTGTTCCAGCCACCATATCAATTGAAACTAATTCGTTTTGTCCCTGCCTAGTACCTATGAATTTATCTCCTGCAGAGTTAAATCTCCCATTTCTGCAGGTCACACTAGCTCCAGAGGAGTCTGGCGGAAACTCAAAACGAGCAGCATAACTTGCGGTTGTAATATCCCAAGCCGTGCTTAAAGAATACTCCCAGATATAACCACCCAACACATACATTTTGGTTCCGCTTTGGTTAAATGTAATTCCAAAGGTATAACCTACCGTAGTACCACCAGTGTCTTTTGCTGTACCACTAATGTCAAAGTCATCGCCGCTAGTGTAAGAAAGACTAGTAATATCAAACGCAGTGCTTGCAGTAGACATCCTAATTATTCTGCTGCCTTCGTTTTTAGAGTAATACTTAGTACCGTCATAACTCCAATGCGGTGCCCATGCGCCAGCCTTGCCAGTTTCAAGTGCATCCATTGCAGTGTGCCAGCTATTGTTAGTCGGTAGCTCTTGAAAACTTCCAGCCGTGCTTAAATCATAGGCTGTACTTAGGGTTGCATAATTCTGCCAGTTACCAGTATAGTCTCTATTAAAATATAATTTTGTACCGTCTGTGCTTAGATGGATTGTTACTGGGCCGTTAATGCCTTGAATGCCTCCTGATGTCGGCTCATATACAACCGTAGCCGTGCTAATATCAAACGCCGTACTCATTGTTACTTGCCAGTATTTATTATCGCTAGAACTGGTTGACTTCCTCACCCCATAAGCGTGTTTACCATCCCAACTAATGTAGTTATACTCCGAGTAGTTGTTTATAGCGCCGTGGTCGAATGTTGTACTAACAGTTTCAGTAACCGCCCCTACACTAGTAGCCGCAATGCTACCGGAATTATACAGATATCCAAAGCGGCGAAGAGTAGGTGGGTTAGATAGTGCTATTGTTGCGTTGGCTGTAGCTGTGCCAGCATCGAAGAAGTTATTGCTGCTTAAATCTAGCGTCTGTGATGCACCAGAAACTGTGGTTGGGCTAAACGGATTAGTCTCAATACCTGTAAGCTGTGAGCCATCACCTGTAGGCTGCAATGCACTAGCTGCTAGTGTACCCTGACCTGCAGTGGCATAATCTGTAGAGTCTGTAGTAGCTGCAGTACCTAGTCCTGTAACTTCAGAGGCGGTGATTACACCATCATCAAATGTGTTACCTGCAGATGTTAAGTCTGCTAGTTTACGTGCTCTTGATCGTGCCATTATACAACCTCCTCACCGATAAGTGTTACTGTAGTACCGCCATCCATAGTGAAGAAGTCATATGTTACCCTAGTATCAGCAACTAACGCTTTAGGTAAGGTAGAGACCGCTGATGGTAAACTTAATGAGCTAACAGTACCAACATGAAACTCCAGAATGTTTTTGTCTGATTCGCCCATTATATAAAATCTACTACCATCTGGCTTAAAGAATAAACCTAAAGGTGTATTATCTAAGACTACGTCAAACGACTGTAAAAAAGAAGCTGTAGTAACATCCCAAGCTGTACTTAGGTCGTACTCGTATACCCTATCATTTGTAATCCCCACTATGTACATTTTAGTACCATCAGGTTTAAAAGAAATACCTTTAGGGTTACTGTCTTGAGAAGTAACTGTAAAAGATCGTGAAAGAGTTCCTGTAGAAATGTTCCAAGCAGTACTTAAATTATACTCTCTAACATCGCCAGACCCAGAGCCAACAAAATACATCCTAGTTCCATCTGGCTTAAAGAATAAACCAGATGGATTTGTTTCCACAGAAGATACGTTAATTGTTTGTAAGTGAGATGCAGTGGAAACATCCCAAGCGGTGCTTAAATCGTATTCGTGAATCTCATCAACCTGACTCCCTATTACATACATCTTAGTGCCATCAGGTTTAAAGAAAACATCTCTAGGGTCATTATCTTGTCCATTTACAGAAAACGACTGTAAGAAAATAGCACTAGAAATATCCCAAGGTATACCTAAATCATATTCATTAACAGCACGTGAATTATTTCCTATAAGGTACAGTTTAGTACCATCAGGTTTAAGGAAAATATCCATTGGACTTGTTTCTTGAAACTTTACAAAGAATGACCTTACATATCTGGCTTTAGTTACATCAAAAGAACCACTTACAGTAATAGGTTCAAAACTATATGACCAACGTACATTAGTAGGTACATTAGTAAAACTAATAGTAGTGTTGCCCGTAAGAGTACCTTGGTCGAAGAAGTTATAACTACCCACATCCAAGCTAGGAGTAGCTCCCGTTACAGCTACAGGTTTAAACGCATCAATGCCCGTAAGCCCAGCGCCACTACCTGAGAATGCACCACCTGTAATTGTGCCTGTAGCACTAAGGTTACCCGTTACCGCTGCGCCCGTTGAGAACGTAGGAGCACCAGTACCAGCCTCATCTGTAATTGTGTCTACCTTAATGGTACTCATTAGTTACCCTCCGGCTTTGGATGAGCTTTTTTCACCGCTAAAATCTTAGCTTTCCAAGCATCAAGACCGTTGTGATAGATGTCATCAAGTTGATCTTCTATGCTTGGATATGCTGCTGCACGATCAAATTTGTATCCATTAGCAGCAATGTCAGCGGCGTATGCAGCATTGTCTGCATCACGTTGGGCAATGTCCTGCTCTGTCAAATCGACAAGAACACCGTCTACAAGTTTCTTGTTCATTATGTTGCCCTTCCGTAAAGTCTAAATGTTCCAGCAACTATATTCAAACTTCCGCCGTGCGGGAAAATTCTTATGTTCGTCATAACGGTGTCACCATTGTAACCGCCACCATCAACTCTAGCGGAGCGGAACTCACCAGTAGTTGTCATTAAAATTTGTTCAGAAAAAACTGTAGTTCTAACTCCAGAGTTTTTGGCTCCCTGTATAGTCAAAGCTATGTAAGCCTCATTATTAAAATCATTGGCTGATGTGATGAGAAGCTGTGAATCATTACCGCCATTTACATTGTAACTGCCGCTAGTTTGATAATAACTGGAGCCGTTATCTGAGCTAAACCTAACACTTAATGTTGAAGACACGCCCGTTGAACTTGGTGTTACCCCCTCTAAGAAAAGCTCAAAGGCACCGTACCCTGTGGGCAAAGTTATATCCACAGTTGCTACAGCGGAAGTAACAGTTGTTGTGCTTATTAGAGTAGTCCCACCCGCAGCCATCTCTGCCCAAGTCATTCCGCCTGTATTACCAGACTGTGCGGTGAGGGCATATCCATTAACAGGAGCATTACTGACTTGAAGTTTGGCTTCGTTAATAGAATCATCTGCTGTAACAATGCCTGTAAGGTTTGAACCGTCACCTGTTGTTGTAAGTAGTTCACCAGCACTATCAGGTAGTGTCAGGGTACGATTAGTATTGCTATTAGGTGAAGCAATCGTAAACGTGCCTGTACCAGAAGCATTTGGTGTTAGGGTTATCTTGCTCATTCTGTTATCCTTTAAGGCTTAGTGGGCCAAGTGACGTTAGTTGGGAAGCCATCTTGCGTTGGAACATCACGCAAGTCTTGGCGATATTGTGTCTCAGCCGCTGTCATCGTGCGGTCGGATGTAGCCCACCAGTCTGTTTCTGCAATCAGGTTGTTACGTTTAGACCTAATTTGCTCTTCTGTCTTTGGAGCGGAAGCTGGTACGTCAGCATCAACAACCACACCATCTAGTAATACTTTTGCCATGATTGTCTCCTATGAATATGCGTGACCGTAAAGGCGATAGTATAGCCCTGTACCAGTATTAAAAGTAGTACTTCCACCTAATTTAAACCGCAATTTAGAACTTGCTGCCGTGGACGCATATTGGGTAGCACCAGACAAACTGTTGACTGCCTGCAATTGATCGTTTCTATAATAATAGCCTTGCGCTAAATACTTTGTTTCTATTGTAGTGCTGCTTGTGTCAGAAAATACAATAGAATACTGCAACCTGTCACCACTGTTTGCACCATAAGTACCGCTTAAAATAAGTTCAGTGGCAAACCGACCATCATCCCTATCGTAAGTATTAGCGTCACCTTTAAAATGCGTTGTAAAATAAGAGAACGATTGAGCGGAATCACTTGAGTTTAAGATTTGCATTTCTACGTCTTTGCCAGTGCTTCCGATAGGTCTAGGAAAAACAATCTCTAATCTAAGCTGGTCGTAACCTGTAGGCAAAGTAATATCTATGGCACTTACTTGAGAACCACCCAAAGTTACTTCCGCTAAATTAGTCCAATGACCACTAGCCGCTTCCGCCCAAGTCAATCCACCAGTATTGCCGGACTGTGCTGTTAAAGTATAGCCATTTACAGGGGCATTGCTGACTTGCAGCTTGCTCTCGTTGACAGCCTCACCAGCCAGCTTGGCTTGTGTTACATTGGCATCTGTGATTTGAGCAGTACCTATTGTACCTGTAATATCCGCTGCGTCTAACCCTGCAGTACTGTCAATATCAGGAGTTGTAATACCTGTTGTTCCGTTTAATATAATA